ATGGCAGGCTGGAACACAACATCAATGCTCAACGGTATTGACGGAATTATGTCACTCGCCGCTGCAGACGGTCTTGACCTTGCGACAACCTCAGATATTGTTACAGATGCAATTACTGCATTTGGCTTAAAGGCATCTGACAGCACCCATTTTGCCGATGTGCTTGCTAAAGCATCAAGCTCTGCAAATACTAATGTGTCAATGCTCGGTGAAAGTTTTAAGTATGTAGCCCCTCTTGCAGGTGCGATGAATTATAGTGTTGAAGATGTATCTGTTGCCCTTGGACTTATGGCTAATGCAAGTGTTAAGGGCAGTATGGCAGGCACAAGCCTTAAAACAGCTTTATCTAACCTTGCTTCTCCGACTAAAGAAATGCAAAAGGTAATGGATGAGTACAAAATAAGCATGACCGATGCCAACGGCGAAGCATTACCTTTAATTGATGTTATCAAAGAACTTAGAACAAAGTTTAGCGGTTTATCCGAAACAGAACAAACAGCCGCCGCAAGTACTCTCTTCGGCAAAGAGGCTATGTCGGGTATGCTTGCTATCATCAATGCGAGTGATAAGGATTTTAATACACTTGTAAAAAATATTGATAATGCAGACGGCTCAGCTAAGGCAATGGCTGAAACGATGCAGAACAATCTGCAGGGACAGATTACGATTCTTAAATCAGGACTTGAAGGCTTGGGTATAGAAATATACGAAAGTATGTCTGAGCCTCTGACCGATGCCGCAAAGGAAGCTCAGAACTATGTCAATAGGTTAACCACGGCATTTACCGAAGGTGGCTTGTCGGGAATGATTGAAGAAGCTGGCTCTATTTTCGGTGAGCTTGCAACAAAAGCTGTTGAAGCCACACCTAAGATGATTGATGCAGCTATGTCATTTTTACAGGCATTTGTTAATGGTATTGCAAATAACTCATCAAAACTTGTTAAAGCGGCTATAAACATTGTTAAAACATTAGTTAAAGGCATAAGTGACCGTGCTCCCGATCTACTGTCTGCGGCAAAAAGTATCGTAGATGCTTTAACTAAAAACTTAGTTAAGTTACTGCCAAAAGAACTGCTAGCCCCCGTTAAAGAGGCAATTAACACTATCAAAAAATCCTTTGAAAATGGCGGTCTTAAAAAAGCTATCAATACAGTTAAAACCATATTGATTAACCTCGGCGAAACTATTACTAACATTGCAAAAGTGGTTATACCTCCGCTGGCAAAAGCTATTGATATTGTCGCTGACAACCTTAATATACTTTTGCCAATTGTGACAACTGCCGTCACAGCGTGGAAGGCTTGGCAAATCATATCAGCAATTACTGCTCTTGTGAAAGAGCATGCCGCATCCGTTACCGCCGAAAGTCTTGCTGAGGCGGCATCACTTGGCACTATAACGCTTAAACAAATAGCAGTCGGTGCATTAACAGGTGAGATTACACTTGCCACAGCCGCTCAGTATGCTTGGAACTTGGCAATGTCACTCAATCCGGCTGTGCTTATCTTGACGGGAATAACAGCACTGACAGCCGGTATTGTTGCATTTTCTGCCGCCAACGGTGATGCAACGCAAAGCACAAATGACCTTGTAACTGCTGAAGAATCGCTAAAAACCGCAAATGACAATCTCTCGGAAACATATGAGGGTATCGGTGATAAGATTAGTGAGTTTATGGACGGAGTCAACAGTTCAAGCGGTGTGCTTGATGGGTTTAACGATTCGATTATCTTGTCAAAGGATAAACAGCAAGAGCTTGCTGATAAAATGGACAGCGTGCAGACAGAAATTACGGAAATCGCACGAACTGCCAAAGAAAAGCGTACAGAACTTACCGATGAAGAAATTCAAAGACTTGACGATCTTTTTGCTAAGCAAAAAGAATTAGCGGATCAACAATTAGAAGTTCAACAGCAGTATCAAAATGTAACCAAAGATATGGCAAAGGATTTAGTTGCTGACCACGATATGAGCCTTGAAGAGTATGAACAATATTCGCAAGAGTATTCTGCTACGGCTCAACAAACAAGGGATAATACAATAAAAGCTGCCGAAGAACAAAGGACAAATTGGCTTGCCGAGAAACGAGCACTTATCGGCACTGATAAACAATATACCGAAGAGTGGTACAACAAGCAAAGAGAACAAGCCAACAAGGATTACAAAGCCGCTGTCGATGAAGCTAATAAGGTTTGCGGTGATACCATTAGTATTCTTCAGAAGGGCTACTATAACCGAGCAAATGTATTACAGAATTCAACCAAAGATTTGAAAAAATTAAATCAAGATGAAGCTGACGAAAATGCAACACATAAAAATAACCTTGAAAGTATTGATGCCGAATACAACCGGGATTTAAATGATTTTCTCGCCGAAGAAAAGGACAATAGAATTGCGGCTCAAAAATATAAAACATATCTTGATTCAAGAGACCGAGCGATAACTGATGAAAATACTCGGCACACCAAAAAGCAAGGCGAAATAAGGAATCAACAAACCAAAATCCTGAATGATGATAATTATCAAAAGCAGCTGGCTGGATTTTTAGGACTGGAAAGTTTGTATGAAACCTACACCGGTAAAACGGGTGAACACTCCAAAGAAATTGTTGATGCTTTCTTTACACCAATGAAAAATATGCCAAAGGATACTAAGTTATTCTCAGTCTATGGAAGGAGCAATTAAAGGACTTGATGAAAAAAAGAACAGCTTGTATCTCAAGGCGGTTGAAATCACAGGGGGATTTATAAACACCGTTCGCAGGATGTTGGACGAACACTCTCCGTCAAAAGTATTCAAAAAAATCTTTGCCTACACCCTCGAAGGCGGTGAGAATGGACTTGATGACGAAGCTCCGAATCTGTATAAGAAGGCTGATGATGTTGCTTCTACCTTTACCGAGCGTATGCAGGCTGGTGTTTCAGCTGACGGTCTTGTGTCTAAGATGAGGTCAGCTGTTAATGCAGGACAGGCTATGCTCAGATCCAAATTCACGGCTGATGTCAACCACAATGTCGAGCTGATGAGCGAGGATAACGAGCGTAAGTACAACCTTAAAGGCGATATTCACACCTCAATTAATATTGACGGTCGAGAAACAGCTGTGGCACTTACGCCGTATGTTTCTGAAGAACTTGCATGGGAGGATAGATAATGCTTAATGAAATGACAATTAACGGCGTTGATGTTTCTGCATACAATGCTCGCTTACAAAGTTATTCGGTCAGCGGTACAACCGTTACGAATAACCTTTCTGCCTCTCGCAGTATTTTGATTGCACCAACCTTGTTTTCGGCTGTCCCCGGCACAAGGACTTTGTCTTTGACCTTGACTTTTTACCCTCACTATCTTGGTGACAATGCAAAAGATTTGACAGTTTCCGACCGCCTTGCAATAGCAACCGAAAATATAACCGCATTTGAGGGATTGTTGGTAGGCAAGGTAGTTGAAATTTCTCTCCCTGACGGATTTATTTATACGGCAATTGTCAACAGCATTGCCGCCGCAACTTTTGATAGCAGTGGTGAGCATGATGTTACATATACATTTAATGCTGTTCGTCACGCAAAGCCTATCAGTGAGATTATAAAAGCAAACAGCTATATGATTTGCAAGTCAAACACGGCTACACTACCCATAATTACAGCTGTGTATGCTAATACAAAATCTGAGGTAATTTTGCAGGGAGTTACTATCAAAAATATAACAGTCGGTACAAAAATAGTAATCGACAGCGTGTCAGGATTAATTACTGCAGACGGCAAAAATAAGTTTGGCGACAGTGATTTGATTGATTTCCCTGTTCTGCAACCGGGCAAAAATCAGATAACATCGTCTGCATCTGATGTCAGCATAACGGTGTCTTACACACCGATTTACATTTAGTTTAGGAGGTGTTTAAGATGTTTTTAAAGGTATTTTACGGTGATGATATTAAGGTGTATCGTGACATTGATAATACCTTTTTTCGTACTCGTTCAGAGGACGGTTTGATGTCATTACAGTTTGATATATCGCCTGACCATGAGTTGTACAGATACTTTGCCTTGTACGGCTCAGTTGAGTATGACGGACAGCGTTATCTTATAAACGGCATCAATGAGCGTAAAACGGTAAGCACCATTACTTGTGAGCTTGACCTCACGGGACTTAATTATAATGTTTACCCCACTTATAACAAAAGCACCGTAAGCTTTGCAAGCGTATGTTCGGAGATTTTAAAAGGCACAGGTTGGACTATAGTTGATGCCGACCTTGTGTCAGCTCGCCGAACGCTTGAGCTGACTGATGTTACCACGCTTGAAATACTTGACTACTGCCAAAACTCAACGGCATACAATACTCGCTATCGTTTTGATACGATTAACAAGGTCATCTATTGTATAAAGCCATACAATAA